CAGCTTCAATTGCAAACATTGCTACATATACTTCTGAATGGATTTTAGGAGCTAATGGATCAAGTGATTATACTTTTACAGGACCTGGTTTTACAGGTTCAACAGCTGATCCAGATATTTATTTAATTAGAGGTCAACAGTATAAATTTACAAATAAATCTGGTGGACATCCATTCCGAATTCAAGTAACTCCAAATGGTTCAGCTGGTACTGCATATAATAATGGTGTAACAAATAATAATGCAGGTAACAATGAAACATTAACTTTCAATGTATCTATGGAAGCCCCTGAAGTATTATATTATCAATGTACTTCACATGCAGCTATGGGTGGTCCTATTTATATATTAGATACCTCCCCCGTTTCATCTTCATTTGCTACTTCAGCTTCAATAGCTACAACGGCACAAACAGCATCAGTATCATTAAGAGCAAATGCCTTAGCACCAACAGTTACGGCAACATCTGCTTCAACAGCTATTAATGCTCAAACAGCATCAGTAGCGCTAAGAGCAAACGCATTGGCACCAACAGTAACTGCTACTTCAGCTTCAACAGCTATTAATGCTCAAACAGCATCAGTAGCTACAAGAGCAAACGCATTAGCACCAACTGTAACCGCTACCTCAGCTTCTGTAGCTGCAAGAGCTACAACATTAAGTGCTGCCGCAACGGCTTCATTTGCTAATATCTCTACATTATCTAGAGCAGGTTCAGGTTCATTTAGTGGTTCATTCCAAGGTAGTGGTGCTAGCTTAACAGGTGTAGGAGGATTTCCACATACAGGATCAGCGGCAATAAGTGGTACTTTAAACATAACTGGATCAGGAGTAAATGCGGTTGAAGTATCTGGTTCATTAGTTGTAACAGGTTCAGCTTTTGTAACATCATTAACTGAAACATCAGCATTAAGATATAAAAAATCAGTAAAAGATATTAATAGGCAGGCAGATGATATTTACCAATTAAGACCTGTACACTTTACATGGAGAAATAATAATAAAAAAGATTTCGGATTAATAGCAGAGGAAGTACAAAAAATATATCCTGAATTAGTTACTAATGGTGCAGATGGAAGCGCATTAGGAATTAGTTACACTAAATTAACAGCATTGTTATTAAAAACAATACAGGGTTTAAACGAGAGAATAGAAAAATTAGAAAATAAAAATTAGTTATGGCAATACAAGAAAATAAAGCAACTCAAGAAGAACTTGATTTAATAAAGAACTTTCAGGATAATATTCAAAATGTTACCATTAGATTAGGACAATTAGAGTTAAAAAAATTAAATATTAAAAAAGAAAAAGAGATTATAGATCTTGAATACGAAAAATTAATTAACGAAGAAAAAGAATTAGGTGATAATCTAAAAGAAAAATATGGGAATTCCCAAATTGATTTAAAAACAGGTGAAATTATTCCTACCAACTAATGTTTTTATAAATTTCTTATATATTTATCACTGATAAAATAACTGAATAAAATGGCTGAAACTTTATTATCCCCTGGTGTACTAACACGTGAAAACGATCAAACACAGATCACACAAGGTCCAGTTGTTGCTGCTGCTGCTATATTAGGTCCAACTACAAAAGGTCCTGTGAATATTCCAACTTTAGTAACTTCATATAGTGAATACAAAAATAAATTTGGTGGTTCATTTGAAAGCGCAAGTATTACTTTTGAATACTTAACTTCAATTTCTGCCTATAATTACTTCCAAGCAGGAGGTGAAACAATGTTAATTACTAGAATAGTATCTGGCACATTTTTACCAGCAACTGCATCTATTTGTGGTCTTGGTATTAGTCGTAGCTATGCTTCAAACGATCATAAAACAGGATCCTTTACATTAGAATCAATCTCAAAAGGAGAATTAATGAATAATAGAGGTGCTGTTTCTACTAGTGGTTCTTTAGTATCTGGATCTACAGATAACTTAAGATTTGAAATTGCTAATGTAGATTCTGGAAGTGGTACATTTAATTTATTAGTTAGAAGAGGAGATGATACAACAGCTAATAAAGTTGTTTTAGAAACTTGGACTAATTTATCATTAGATCCAAATTCAACAAATTATATTGAATCAGTTATTGGTAACCAAACTAGAAACTTTGATACAGATAGTGATGGTAATAATTTTATTCAAATTACAGGATCTTACCTAAATAATAGTAGATTTGTAAGAGTTAAATCAGTAATTAACCCTACTATTAATTATTTAGATAATGAAGGTAACTTCAAACCAGAATATACTTCATCATTACCACAATTAGGAAGTGGCTCATTAAATAACGCAGGAGAAGAAGGAGCCTTTGGTGGTGCAGCAGGCCACACATTTGGTAAAGGAACAGGTGCTATTAAATTAAAAATGAATGATGAAATAGCATCAGATTCAATTCAAGGATTAGTTGCAGCTAACTATACAGCTTCACTAAACTTATTAGAAAATAAAGACGAATATGATTTTGAAATTTTAACACTCCCAGGTGTTAATATGCAAAACGGTGCTATAGCAACAACAACAGCTATATCAACTGTAACAGAAAGAGGAGATTCAATTGCAGTAATTGATCCTAGAAATTATGGATCAACTATAAACCAAGCAATTACATCTGCAGCAACAGTAGATTCTAGCTTTGCAGCTACATACTGGCCATGGGTTCAAGCATTATCACCTGAAACTAATAAATTAGTACAGATACCTGCTTCAACATTAATACCAGCTGTTTATACTACTAACGATAGATTAGGTGCTGAATGGTTCGCTCCAGCAGGATTTAATAGAGGTGGTGTAGTAGGTGCAATTCAAGCAGAAAGAAAATTAACTCCATCTGATAGAGATAAATTATATTTAGGAAAAGTTAATCCGATTGCTTCTTTCCCAGGACAAGGTCCAACTATATTTGGTCAGAAAACACTACAAACAAAATCTACAGCGTTAGATAGAGTAAATGTTAGAAGATTATTAATAGAGCTTAAAAGAGTAATTGGTCAAATTGGTGAAGGATTATTATTTGAACAAAATACAGCTGCCACAAGAGGTAGATTCTTAAACCAAGTTAATCCATACTTAGAATCAGTACAACAAAGACAAGGTATATTCTCGTTTAGAGTTGTAATGGATGATACTAATAATACACCAGATGTAATAGATAGAAACCAATTAGTAGGTCAAGTATTTATTCAACCAACAAGAACGGCTGAATTTATAATTCTAGACTTTAACGTTACACCAACTGGGGTAGAAATTTAAAAACATAATATTTATAATAAACAATAAAAATGGCAGTAAAAGATCCAAATGAAATAATGTTCACCGCCTTTGAACCAAAGGTGCAAAATAGATTTATTATGTTTATCGATGGTATTCCATCATACTTAGTAAAGACTGCTTCTGCTCCTGGATTTGACGCTGGTGAGGTGGTATTAGATCATATAAATGTATATAGAAAAGTAAAAGGTAAAGTAAGATGGAATGATATGACTTTATCACTATATGACCCTGTAACTCCATCCGGTGCACAAGCCGTAATGGAATGGGCAAGATTAGCGCATGAAAGCGTAACAGGTAGAGACGGTTACTCCGATTTCTACAAAAAAGACATTCAGCTAGATATTTTAGGACCTGTAGGAGATGTAGTATCTCAATGGGTTATAAAAGGCGCATATTGTAAAACAGCAACTTTTGGAGAATACGATTGGAGTGCTGAAGCAGCAGTTAGCCTAGATATCACAATAGCTATGGATTATTGTATCCTAAACTTTTAATTACCCAACTCTCCATACCCTAAGGTGTTCTTCGGAACACCTTTTTTTTTCTTATATATTTATATCCACAAATAATAAGTTATTAAAACATGGAAGAAAAAGTTACAGAATCAAAATTTAAATTTCCCACTGAAATAGTTGAATTACCTTCTAAAGGATTATTATATCCTAAAGATAGCCCATTATCATCTGGTAAAATAGAGATGAAATATATGACGGCTAAAGAAGAAGATATATTAACAAATCAAAATTATATTTCTCAAGGTATAGTATTTGATAAATTAATACAATCATTAATAGTATCTAAAATAGATTATAATGATCTATTAATAGGAGATAAAAATGCATTAATGATTGCATCTAGAGTATTAGGTTACGGTAAAGATTATAAATTTAAAGCCGCAAGTAATACTACAGGTATAATTAAAGAATATGAGATAGATTTAAGTACTTTAAAAGATAA